CGCGATGTAAATAGCTAATGCAATTCTACATTTAATTAGTATTCTAGACGCTTAATGACATTTTTTATTTTTCCTAAAGATTCGTCTAAAATCTGTTTAGCCCTGACAATACTAATATCATGGCGCTCAGCTATCTCTCGTAAGGTCATTGGACCGTTTCGGTCGACCGCGATCAAAGTACAATTCAGGTCACTTTCAAAATCAATCCACATCCTACATTCTTCTTCTTTGCAGCATAATTTTTTTAGGCTGCACTCCTTTGCACATTTCCTCATAAGTCTGGTATCTCCTCTTCTATTAAATCAAATATATTCTCAATCTCATCTGCTGATAGTCCAAGCTTTTTCATTGTCTCGGCACCAGTGTTTCTCAACCTCTGTGATTTCCTTATCTGCGCCTTTGATTGTAGCGAATCATTTAATTTATAAGAATCTAGAAATTTCATAAAATTTTCATCTTTCTCTAAATACGATACAATGCATGCGCGGAAGAAATCACTTTGTGTTTTAAAGCCATCATAATATATTCTTATTTTTAAATCCTCGTGTAATTTGGGATCCAAGAAAAATGTGGCTTTAATTAATTCTCTCATCACTTATTAATATGGGTACTACTCTCATATTGTGAAGCTGAAGTTTGTCGAATAAAGGCCGCACGACGTCGAAGCATATCTAAAGTACGGGCGCCCGAATAGGAAAGCCCACTGCACAGGCCCCTCTCTAACTCACCCAGTACCGCACCAACACTACCACGATAGGGCACCGTCGCTGTAACCCCCTCTAGTGAAGAAGTCCTTCCGCGCCAATCCATCTGGGCGTCTTTGCTAGCCATCCCACGATAAGTTTTAAATTTGCCAGAGGGCGTATTAATTATTTCGCCGGGGGTTTCAGTCGTGCCGGCCAGGAGTGACCCTATCATTACAAAGTCTGCTCCCATTGCAAGAGCCTTCACCATATCGCCGCTATTTTTAATACCGCCATCGGCAATCACCTTTATCGGTTTGAGACCTTCGTGGGCCCTAGACTCACAAGCAGCCTTTGCTGCCATGAGCGAAGAAAAGGTTGGCATTCCATGTCCTGTCTGAATTCGGGTAGAGCAGATCGAACCGCCCCCAATTCCAACGCGAATACTGTCTGCGCCCCATGCCGCTAGGTCCATGAACCCCTCAAATGTTGCAACATTTCCTGCCATAATATGATATTGCTCGCCCACAAAAGTACGTAACTCAGCTATAGCCTTGTGCATCAAAACATGATGGCCGTGAGCGGTATCGATACAAATAAATGCGGCGCCGGCGTCTTGTAGGGCGACGGCCCTCTCAACATAATCCCCCGTTGAACCTATCGCGGCTCCCACGCGAGCGCCATAAGAAGTGGCGCGGCACACCTCTGCGGCCTGTGCTTCAATTGTGTTATAACGATGAATAATACCAACACCTCCCGCGTGATGGACCGCAGAAGCCATATTGCATTCGGTAATGGTATCCATGGGGCTCGAAATTATGGGGAGATAAAACTTAAGCCCCTCTCCCAATTCGCTATCCGTATTAATTTCCGTACGACTTTCAATATCAGAATATTTAGGTTGTAGCAGTACATCATCGAATGATAGATTCTCTTTAAAATTACTCATCTTTGTTTCCCTCGGCTATTACTTTAACTTTATCCCAACATGAAGGACATGTCAAATAAATTTTATTTTTTTGTTCATAAACCATCACATGCCATGTATCTGCCATTTCCTTACTTTTTTTATCAAAGAAGGTTTTACACACACCACACTCGTCTGGTAAGCTGAGCATTGCACCAACCGTGCGCTGCATTTTTTCTTGAACCTCTTTGCGCTCTTTTTTGCGTCTATTGGTATCTACTTTCTTTATTTTTTTCATGTGTCTGTGCTCCCCAATTTCCCAGTGCCTCGCGCGCTGATGGTAATTGGCACCCACTCATAGAGATTAGGATCTTCAGAGTGCACAAATCGAACCGGTACCACTGGCACCACCACCGCTTGCGCAATCTTATCACCCTTCAGGATGGTCTGTGGTTTCGTACCCACATTATGGAGGTTTACAAACACCTCCCCGTCATATCCGGAATCTACCACGCAAGCTCCTACCAATAGCTGACGCTTTGCGGCCCAACTGGACCGATTTTTTATCTCCATCATATAACCATGCGGAATTCCAAATCTGTAGCCCGTCTCTAAAAGTACACTCTCGCCCGGGGGCAGCGTCAAGACGTCGTCGATTGTATCCGACGGATTGAATCTCAAATCTAATCCAGCATCACTAGGGTTTGCTCTTTCGGGCGGGTAAGTGCCGGGTCTCACCATATGGTATTGTAATATCATTTTATCTCCTATTCAAAATCTATAGTTGCGTTTATCACCACATTGAATTTTGGAACTCGTATCTGATTAGCTAAATTATGTATCTTAGCCTCAGCCGCGTCAATAAACCAATCGGAATGTCCCTTCTGGTGGATAAGATCCAAAAAATATTCTTCTTTTTTGCCACAGTTTTGTGCCATCATACGATAAACCTTTTGATTCAAACGATCGGCCTCGGCGCTATCCGCTTTTACTTCTTCTACCTTCCCCCATACTGAGGTGGAAACATCATGTATCATCAAGGTGGCGTCGGGGTCCATAAACCTCATACCCTCTTCGCCAAAAGAAAAGAGAATGGCCCCACAGGACATTGCTTTCCCCTCAATAATTGTAGCTACCGGTAGCTCGGCATGCTTAATAGAGGATATCATCGACATTAAACTATATACTTGCCCCCCGTAGGAATCAATAATAATAGGAATGACCGGCTGGCCAGTGTTATGAGCCTTTGTCATTTGAGCATGAAAGCTTTTGGCTGCTGAGTTTGTAAATTCGTTCACTCTTATTACCACTGGCAGTGCGTGAAGCTCCGCTTCCTTAAGTAACGGGCTGACCGTCTTTGTTGTTTTCATCTTATATTTCCTCCGGACTCTCTGAAAAATATATTTCTATATCTGGGAACGATGTAAGAAGATATTCTTTCCACTGTTCTTCGTTCTGAAATCTAACCACAAGAGAATTGTCGTCTTTAAATCGTACAGCCCACTCGTCGACCTCTTGTAATATGTCAACCTTGTTAATAACCAAGTCAGTAACGCCATTAATATCCAGCGCTTGGCGCAAAAGACTTACGTTCATCCAGTTACATTGCCTAGGTCTTCCAGTAGTTGCACCGTATTCATTTCCGATCTTCTGTAAAAGCGAAAAAGTCTGAGATTTTGGCTGGAATTTTTTTGCGCCGACATACGTTTCGTAAGCTTTTGCCACCCCCCAGACTCGGCGCACCGCGGTTGGGGGTATACCGTTTAGGAGGGCCCCGGCTGCAGTACAGTGGCTGGAAGTAACATATGGATAATCGCCCCAATCAATATCTAAACCAAAACCCTGTGCGCCTTCGCACAAAACTACTGCACCGGTGGTCCAGTGCAACTCCCGATACATGTCGACCACGTAAGCCGACAGCTCAGGCACCTCTTCGGCTCGGACACCCTGTCTTCCATACTTATCTCGGTAGGCGGGCCCGTTCCCTCGCTTCGTTGTTCCGATGGCAGTGTCATAGCTATCCTCGGCGAGATGTTCATCGGTAATAATATGTGCGTTGCTCGCTATGAACACCTTGTCGCTCACTTCTATACCCCCCTCTTCAAGTTCTTTTAACTCTTTAAAAAACTGTTCCAGATTTACTACACATCCAGGCCCAATGATAGATTTTACTCCAAAAAATACGCCGGCAGGAATGTGATGAGTGACAAACTTCTTTCCTTCGTGGTAAATGGTATGACCCGCGTTGCATCCGCCATTATATCTTATGCAGTGGGTATAGTCTCCATCTTTTAAAAGGTGATGGGTAACCTTTCCTTTTCCCTCGTCGCCGTATTGTACGCCAACGATAACATCAACAACTAAAGACACTTATTCTCCCTATGCTAAGATCCTAAAAGTTCTACGAAGT